CACCAATGCGGTTTACAGAAAGGATTCCGCTAGTTCGGAACGAACCTATCTCTTCTTGTTTCGGTATAAACCCTACTACATCACCAAGGTGATTGTGTAAGTAAAGGTTGTTCTCTTTATCTCTACGCAAAACAAACACGTATGTCTGCTGACCTTCAAACGAACTTGTGTTGACATCAGGGCGGTCTAAGAGCGGGTCAGGTATTCTGTACGAAACTGTCCCATCGGCTGTGTTGTTTGTGTTTACAAAGGCTTGTCGATACGAAGACCCTATAGCGTGATTTACGTAAAACTCATCAGGAGCTTCTCCTACGGCCCCAGAAAAGCCAAGGTTAGTACCAAGTGAGTCATGCGCAAACAGACTCCCTGCAAACACAGAGTATGGCCCCGTAGTCCCAACAACTGCATATGCTGTATACGCCCCTTCTACTTCTAAAGTATTAGCCAAGTGCAAATCTTCCGAGGTAGCAAACTGTACAGCAACATCATTACTCCCCATAATCCCGTTGTTCCTCTGTACATCTGGAGTGCCTGTGTCGCCTGTGATGTTGTATGTAGCGCCCCCAGTACCAGCGTTGGCCCAAGTGTTTGCCGCCCCCACTTGGTCGTTAATACTGAGTGCAGCTAGTCCAGCTTCGTTGTAGTCGATGATCGGCATCAACGACGGGGCAGGAAAGGTGATGTCAGCGATGGTGGTGGTAGTAGTCTGCGTCAAGTCAGAAGATGCAGGGTCATTGCTGATTGCTTGAGTGGACATAACAACAGGGAGGACAGGGACTACAGCATTGACTTCAGTTTTATCTGACACTTTAGCCTGAGAGATAGTAGAGAACCCACTCACAGTATCGAATACCATGACATTCTTTTTGCTATCGGAACCTATGAACTCCATGACATTACGCATGAACTCAAACTCTTGACCTTCCTCACAAGCCACTGCAACCTTAGTGCGCTCTATCGCTTCTCTTGAGGTCAAGTTGCTGTGCTCATATACGCCTGCGTCTTTGAATATGAAGTTTACCTTCCCCTTCTCGGCGGTCATGTGAGACAGGTTTTCTGCTGGTACCCCAAACACTGAAAGCCCATCCCCAGTGTTAGATTTTGCAGTGCTGAAGGGAGTGACAGCCTCTCTACGGAACAAGAAGAATTTCATATTACAAATATACCGACAATAAAAAAGGCCCCCGAAGGGAGCCTTTTTCTATGCAGTTGTTGCATTAGAGATTACTCAAAAACTCTGAAGACAAAAGAAACTTCAAACTTGCCCGCCACAGTAACGGCAGTGGATGTTCTCAGCCTAAAGTTCACCTGAGTATCGTCTGTCCTTAAGGTAGTGGCGACACCCGACTCCAGATCCGAAGTCAAGTCCTTAACAGTATTAACCGCAATCGTAGTCGCACCATCAAGAACATTATTCAGGTCGGAAGCATCGTCAATGATGTCGTTAGGATCATCTGACTCAGTGCCTACTTCAAGTGAAATATCTCCAGATGTCATCGTAGGAGCCTCTAGGACTCTGACAAAAACCTTTTCAAGGACACTGTTTGCGGGCTGAGTAATGCCGTAAATAGCAGTGTCTCCGCTTCCAGTCAATCCATCAGCAACGATAAATCGCTTAGAAACAACCTGAGGTCCTGGGTATGATTTATTAATAGCCATAATCGGTTGTGATTATGAAGATTGAGAGTAGACCCCGAAGGGTCCACTCTCTCACTTCAAGTTATTAGCCCTTAAGGATAACGTGCTGGTTAGCAGCGCGGACGCAGAGAGCAACCTCAGAGCGGTAGTGGAACGTCGCTACGTCAGCTCCAGTATCGCCATTGTTGGTGTGTCCGAGGACTCCACCACCAGTTACCCAGTGCTCCATCTCGCGGCTGTATCCGTTAGCTTCCTTGTAGTACATAGCCAAGGAAGGAGCCTTCATTCCTGTACGTGCATCAGCCACCTGCGTGAGAGGCAACATGGCACCTTGGAACTTCGTGCTAGCACCCAGCAAATTAGGATCGTTCAGCAACTTCCAGTCGTGCTTGTGGAACGTGTATCCACCACGGGTGAAGCTCTTAAATCCGAGCTGCACGGCCATGTCTGCACTGTTTTGGAAAGCACCAAACTGAGCGGGTAAACCAGCCGTAACACTAGTAGCAATTCCAGCAGCAAGCATATCGTCGATAGCGAGGTCTTGCTTGCGGTTCAAGTACATGGCGTACTCGCTAGGAGCTCCTTGCTTATCCAGCTCGATGATGATATCGTCAAACTCAGCGAAGCTATCCAGTGGGTTAGCGTTTGCGTTGGTAACCTTGATACCGCGAGCATCAACCTGCGTAAAGTATCCGTCTGAACCAGGGAGGTCCTTGAGGATGCCAGTGCTTGTCTCTGCGTTCTGCTCACCGAAGAGCATCATCATCTCGCGGCGATCCTCGAAGCGCTTACGTGCCTCTTGCTCACCGTACATAAACCAGCGATACTCTCCGCCACCGACGTTCACCCATCCGATGTTTGTAGCCTGAGAACCGTTCACTTGGAAGCGATCCTTTACAATCATGAATGGATTCTTCTGACGAAACACATCAGTGTCGAGGAAGTGCTCAGGCTGGTTTGTACCCTGCGCGTAGATGTTACCGAGAACGATGTAGGTCTCAGCAGTAGAAGCCGTGTAAGTAAGGCCATCGTTTGCGATAGCAACACCATCAAGGCGAGCCAAAGTCACACCATCCGTATCACCTGTTCTCAAGTCGTCCACGACCAAGAGACGAGCCCCCGTGACCGTGTTCATCAGAACGTCATTGGTCTGGAAGAACTTCGATGTAGCTGGGTCGCTTCCTGGATCACCATCAGCCGCTACAGCACCAGTGATAGTCTCACCCGTACCAGTACCGCAGTTAATAGATGCTGTTTTATGACGACGGCCAACTTCCCACCAATCTACTTGGTCGGCACTGCCACCGCTCTTAATAGCACCTGTAAGGCGCAGAAATCCAGTGATACCTTGATCACCGTAGGTTTCAACCAACTCAGGAATGACCAAGTCCTTGGTCGTGTTAATGAGCTGGTCGACAGTAGTATACTTGTCTGCTGTCAGACGAAAGTCCGCAGGAGCGACATCCATGCTCGCGGGACTGTTAATAGTTGCCATAGTTTCTTATGTTAAATGTTGAATGTGACCTTGCTGTTGTTTTTCTGCAAGATCTGTCTCACCTGATCGGCGAGGGGGTTAGTTTGGTTTTGACCGCTAGCATCGTTTGGTGCTGCAGTCTGTACGTTTGCTGCATTCGTCACCACCCCACGTTGACCATCGCTCATGCCCTGCCGATAGGCAGACTGCACGATTGTATCGATGTTGTCAATGACAGCGCGGTGTGAAGACAACGTGTCATAATCCCAGCTCCCGTCTTCTCTGACGTATGGGTCAAAGTAGTTCTCTAGCTGGGCGTTCTTTTGCTTCAACTGTCCTTTGTAGGCATCGTCAAGACCGAACGTAAACGTCTTGTCACCACCGAGGTCGAACTCCAACCCAGTCAGTGCATCTACGTTGTATGACATCTCCGCTATCCAGGACTCGTCAATGAGCGGTTCCATCTCGGCCTGCTCGACTTCCTGTTGCTTAGGGGCGATATACCCCGACCGCAAAGTTTCGATGCTGTCTTTTGCTTTCTGCCCATCCATTTTGAGCTGAAGCTGCGAAAGCTGGATTTCTTGTTCAGTATGAACGTCGGGGTCCAACTTGTATTTGCTCTTGAGCAAGAGGTTGACTTCTTCGCCACTGAGGTTCGGGTGATCTGAAGCCATCTGCACACGCAATGCTGTGAAGTCGTCCATCTCGGACGGATTCAACTGCTGGTATGCAAACCAATCTTCAGGTCTCCGCCCCGTGTCCTGTACGAACTTGGCGATGACTTCTAGCCCCTCGTCGAGCTTTTGCGGTGCAGCCAACTCCTCGAGCGAAGTGATGTCTCTCCCCAGCCTCTCGCTGAGATATGAGAAGACAGCACCCTCTACGTCTTGTTGGCTGTACTGCACCTGTTCTGGTTCAGGCTGCATGGCCTGTTCTTGAACTGGAGTTTCTACTTGCGTTTCGATAGGCTCTGCATCTGCAGCAGGAGTGCTATCGGTATTGGCAGCGAATTCCTGTTGGAAGCTGGCCGCGAGGTCTTGCGGGTTGTCAAAGATTTGGATCTTCGGTTGCTCCTGTGCAGGGGTTTCCTGTACTGGTGCTTCTTGAACTGCTGCTTCTTGTGCAGGCACCTGCTCGTTGGCAGGCGCTTCTTGTTGTACTTCTTGCTCCATTCTATTTAATTAATATTCAAAGTGAAAGTGAATTTTTACGTTGTCCGTAGCCCCAAAGTTTAAGCCGTAAGAAGACATTTCTTCGGCGTGAAGAACGCCTGCGGCGTACACCTTGTTGTCTCCCGCCCCCTTTAAGACCATGGGCTCAAAAACAGAACCGTGTTCGCCATGATTTGCGCCGATGGTGTCTGTATTTATTGATGCAGGAAACAAAAAACCCACATCGCTGAGAACTGTTTTCAGTGTGCTTCCCCCAGCTGGAGATGCAATGCATGTCTGACCTATATACTCATTCAAAGCAAAGTCAGCAGCAGAAATATCCGCTGTTGCGTTTAGCGTGCCTAGCGTGGGTTGGGTGTTCTTTTTAAAGAATAACACACCAACTTTATTTTTTGTTACCAGAAAACTTTCTTTTTCGCTAGTTCCCAGTCCAGTAGCAGTTAAAAATACACTGGTTAGCTTACACGAGGTTGCAGGGAGCTTTACCTCAGTTAGGTTAAAAACAACATCTCCTGTAGCGTGTAGACCTGAACTTACCGTTGGTGATATCGTAACGATTTCATACTGCATATATAATCAGTATTCAAAGTGAAGGTGAATTTCCACTTTATCAGTACCATCAAAATTTGGAGTACCATCATGCACTACCCCTGCAGCGTAAACTTCTGTATTACCCTCGTCACCTTTCAATAGCATGGGCTCGAAAACAGAAAGGTGCTCCCCGTCCTGACCTGTAGTGCTGGTATCGGCATTGCTTGAAGAAGGGTAGTAGAGGGATACATTGTCAATGACATCGAGGTCCAAAGTATTCGCGTTGTTTGTCAACGAGAGAAAAGTCTGACCGATGTACTCGTTTGCAGTAAAGTCCGCACTACTGATACTTGCCGTAGCATCCAAAGCGCCTAGAGTAGCTTGGGTGTTCTTTTTAAAAAACAGAACGCCGATTTTACAATTGTCTTCTTGTGCTGTAGCAGAAGACACCTGCATAAATACGCTAATCAGTTTACATGCCCGAGCAGGGAGATCAACCTTAGTCAGGTTGAACATCACATCCCCTTCAGAAAGACTTCCAGAAACTGTTGTGGGGGCTATGGTTACAATATCAAAAGGCATATTCTACCTATTAGCTGCCCCCGTATGGAGCGTCAGAGTTATCGTTACCGAACACACCGTACTCTACCATCTGGTCTACGCGAGTCCCGTACACTTCGTACTTCTTGTCTGGTGAGACAGGGATAAAGGCAAACTCCCCACCACCGATTTTGGCTACCAAACCTGTATCGGTGTCGTTGTGGATGTAGATGTAGTTCTCTAGCTCCGTCTCGAGGTTCTTGATGTACACGTAAGCCCGCTCAGAACACTGGTTGGCGATATATATAGCCAAGTCGTTTGTATCTGCCGCCGTCCCTTTTACCTTCTGGCGGATCAGGCTACCTGAATCCACAGTGAGGTTGGCGTTGACAGTCAGAGCCAGCGGCGACGTAAGCACCGCAGGACTGTTCAGCGTTAGGCTAGCTTTAATGGTTGCCATTAGGCTTCGAAAATCAAAGCGTACTCTACTGTAAGCGCGGTGCTTACACTAGGGGTGAGCTTGATGTCGTTGTCTGCATCGTGAGCAGACCAAGGGAAAAAGGCCCAGTCGCCAGAGTATAGGCGTCCAACCTCTTCAGCGTTTACCGTCAAGGTTACATACTCTGTAGCCACTGTGCTGGTGTTCTTGATGTACACCTTATGCGCTTTAGCAGCAGTGTAGTCAGTCCCATCAAACAGTGTGTACTGAGCCGTAGCGGTAGTCGTCTTGCGACCTACCCCTGAAGTCTGGTCCAACCCAGTCAACGTACCAGCCTTCGTCAGAGTAGCGGTAGATGAAAGGGACAGCGCGTCACCTGTCAGGTCCGCACTGGAAAGCGTTAGTGTTGCAGTCGTGGTAGCCATTGTAAATATTTACAGCAAATATAATACTATTTCTTCTTGCCCTTCTTCTTGCCCTTTCCTGCACGAATCTTAGCCGCCTCTCTTTTTCCAAAGGCAGACTTCACCCTTGCCATAGCCCAAGCGTGCTGAGAAACCTTGGGCCGATTCCCTGAGGACATGTATGCGGCCAACCCTCGCTTGTACACTTGCTTTTGCGCAGCGTCCAAGCCAGCCATTCCGCCCTTCTTTAGGACCTTCATTTCATTCCAAGTTCCTTGCGGGCCATCTTAGCTTGCGCAGGATCTTTCAAGATCGCCTTGAGCATAGCTCCCTTTTCGGCATAGACCTTGCCCCCGTACATGTACATGGGCATCTTGTCTTTCTTCATCATGCCACCACCTGGCATCTTTTGCATCATACCCCCTTTCATATACATAGGGGTGTCTTTCTTTTTCATCTTCATATCTTATCTCTTCTTTTCATGAGTTGTTTTAGTCTAGCCTCTACTGCGGGTGGGAATCCTTTCTTTTTCCTTTTGATTTTAGTGCCCCGATACTTATCGTAGATAGCAGAAATCTGAGCCATCAGCTTCTTGCGCTCCGCTACATTCGAGCTACCCTTTGTGTACTTTGGATTGAACTTGCCGCCCTTCTTGTACTCAGCAGGAGAAGACAGCCTCTGCCTGATTCGCTTCGAACCGTCGTCAAGTCTTTCAATGATATACTCGCCATCACGCAAGCTACCTCCACGCGCAGCGAATTTTTCCTTCAGGCTGGTCAAATCACCCCTGTTAGAGGTGAACTCTGGACCCTCGTAAGGAAGGTCGTAATTGATCTTTGACTTCTTGACCTTGAATTTCTTTTTCTTAGCCATTATCCTTTCGGGTGGTTCGCCTGCTTAAACTTGGCCTGCTTGACAGCTCCTGGGTGTGGCTTGTAATCCCCTTTCATCAAGTAGTAACGGCCCTGCTCCTCCATCCAGTGAAAACCTTTGGGGGGGTCAACCATAACTATCTTGTTCAAAATTGTAAGCTTAGGGACCTTCCCACCCTTTTTCAAGATTTTCATCTTCTTAGGTGGGCGCCCCACTTGATTTCCGTATGTTCCTTTTCCTTGTGGCATTATCAAAAAGAGCTCATTAATATTTCATCTACACTTTCTTGTACATCAGACTTTGAGGCTTCTATAGCCATCATAATATTTGCCTGAAATCTTTCTACTTCCTCCCCGTCGTTAAAGATAATAATAGTAGGGACTACTACGATTTTATGCTTCTGCTGTAGGGCTGGGCTCTCTACGATATCTATGCGCGAAGTAGTGCAATCGTTGAGTTTTTCAATCCACTCCACCCCGTTGCTCTTATTGAAAGAGGCGTTAAACTCCACGACGCATACACCAGAGTTGCAGACCTCAGCCTCCGCAACCTCGGCTACATAGGCCGCCGCTGAGAAGAACGCAAATGCTGTAAAGAGGGCAAGTATTGCTTTCATAATTCATGTTACTTGAGTTGATCAATCTTTTCTTCTATTCGCTTGATGTCTTCTTTAATCTCCCCGACATCCTCTTGAGTAGACATAATCGTCTGACGAATCAGTTGGTCTTTCATATCAAACTCCATACGGGAAACCTCCGAGGGGAGTGGCTCAGGGAGCATCTTAGCCTCAGCGATATCGGCCTGCAGGGTAAACCACATCCCGATTAAAGAAGCCATCCCCACTCCAATCCCTGCCAGCGATTTAATGCTGACGTTGAACCCCATATCCTCGTTAATCTCCTTTGCCATATCAGAATATTACATAGTTGACCCCGACCGAGAAGTCGTGCCACTCCCTGTTCCAGTACTTATTGTATCGTCCTTCTAGGAACCAGCCGAAGGACCTATTCAACTTCCATCCGAAGATTAGTCCCCCACTATAATCCACCCATTGCCCCCCGTTGAGCTGGAAGTAAGAAAACTCTGACCCCGTATCTAAATGTCGAGGCAAGACATTCCCCCAAGAGTGCAGCCAGAAGTCTTTGGTATAGTGGTAGTAGTCAAACCCTACTACTAAAGAGTAGTTCCACTCTGTGTTTAGCTCCCCTCGCTTGCGCTGTACATAATCGTCAAGGACTTTTGGGATGACAACTTCTCGCCATACATCGAAGCTGCTGGCTACTACATCCCCGTCAGGGTTCATGTACTCCCCTGTAACGAAGTCATAGCTATAACCCTCGCTCAAGGCAAGCTGCGTGTAGTGCAAACTTTCGTCAGGCAGCTCCCACTGCTTGAGCGGATCATAACCGTATGGTTCCGATATGCGTTGTGCCCCCCCTATATTGAAAGACAGCTTCCCCTTAGAGTTGATGCGCAGCCTCTGCGAAGCCTCGAGGTAGCTCACGTCAGCAAAACCATCCTGGACGTACTCTACCTTCCCGACGAACCTCCCCCCGACGTATCTGAGGAAGTGGTTCTGGTCTAGGTACAGCACCCCTTGCTGCCTGCGATAGTCGCTTTCGAATAGGAACTCAAAACCTTTGACCGTACCGATTGTAGCTGCATCAGAGTAAGAGTGCTCCTCACCGTTGTAAAATACATTGGCTCGGTTCTCATACTTGAACCTAGCAATCTTTCGTATCCCCAGGGTAAGGGAATAGTCGAAAGGGGTCTCTACAATATCTGTTTGCAGTGGACCACTAAGTACAGAGTACGTATTGTAGTCAGACAGGGAGTTGTTCCCGTTGACAGCAGCGTAAAAAGTGGAGAAGCGAAACGCCTTCTTTAGTGTCTGAGCCCCACTCGCTAGCGGGATGCACAGGAGTAGAGCCAGTAGGAGTCTCATAGCTTAACGATGGTTTGCTTGAACATGCGATTGTCAGACACCACAATCAAGTGATACGTACCGACAGGCCACTGCGATGCGTCTTGCATGGCGGTTGAGGATCGTAGCACCTCCCTCCCTGTAGCATCGAAGACAGTCAACACAAACGGGTATGGGGAGTCCACATAGAAATGACGCTCTACAACCGTCGGGCGGATAGTAACCTCCTCTGCTAATTCAGTGACACCCGTAGGCCAGCCCTGCTGACAGTAATCGTACAGTCCGATACACCCCCCGTCCCACTCCGCTTCACAGCAGTAGGGGTCCACCTCAATCACCCACCCGTAGCAAGAATCGTTAAGCCAGTATGGGACGCCTGCACCTGTAGCGCAGCCTGCGTCATACAGGCACTCCCCTTCGGTATTAGCCTCGACGCTGTAGTTGTAAGCTGATACATCCATACACCCCACCACCACGGGGATGCAGCTACCGTTGTCCACGTTGGCCCCCTCATCAAAGTTCAGCGCAGTCGGTTCTGTGCACCCAAACACAGCCAACGTTAAACAAGAGCCATCATCATAATCTGCTTCATACCCTTGAGTGTAGTACTCTAGATATCCAGCCTGCATGCAGCCAGCGGCATAGTAGCAACTGCTGTCAGCGGTGTTGGCTAGTGCGACATAGTTTTGTGCCGTCGTATCCATACACCCATAGACATACTCTTCGCAAAGGTTGCCGCAGTATGTCGTCGCTGTGTATGTGTATGGGAAGGGGATGATATTCCACTGAGGCACGTCAATGAGCGTGTCCCCCGTTGGGCCCTCAAGTATAAATCCGCACTGAGCCACAGTAAACAAAGACTGCGGCGTGGAGAAGAAGAACAGCTCTACCTCTTCGTCAGAAGGGAGGTATAGCTCAAAGCTTTCTTCCACCCCATCTGCTGGCCCCATTTGGTACTGCGGGGAAATCCACTCCCCTTGCTTTACTCCAATCCAACTACCAAACCATCCATCACCAACGCCGTCAGTAAGGGTTAGCGTGTAAAAACAAGAGTCTGGCTGCTGCTCTACGTTAGCCTCTGGGCTGTAGTTATAATACGCCGTGTCTATACATCCGTATACGACTGGAGTTTCGCAGAGCAAATCAAGAAACACCGTGGCGTCGGGGTTGTACTCTAGGTAATCTGGGTCCCCACACCCCACCAAATCCTCTATGGTTTGGCATACAGGGGCAGGGAAAGAAGCTTCTAAACTGTAACCGAAGTTTATGTTTTCTGATGGGAGTGACCAGATTTCTTCACCACAAGCCTCTACTATCACCGTCCCGTCTTCGCCACCCCACTGAGACCCATTCATTCCGTCACCATACGAATCCAACACAAGGATTTGTATTTCACTCCCTATAGATACGCAGGTGTTTGTTACGAGGGGTATCCCCACAGGGGCTCCAGACAGGTCCCCTGTATTAATCGAGGCTATAACCCCGCCTAAAGTCAGGTCCACCAAGCCCCAACTGGTTTCTGCTGGGTAGTTGTCGGGGATGACAGTTACAGAAACCTCTGTTTGCGTGATGTCGCAATTAGCTGACTCGACTACGTTGCACCCCTGATTGAAGTTGGCCCAAGGGTTGTAGTTTGTGGCGGTGGAGTCAGTACACCCAACTATAGAACCGCAAGGGAAGCAGCTCTCCCAACAGAAGGTAGGGAGGGTCAGCGATCCCTCTACGTTTAAGGGTCTGTTTACGAACCCCCATTCATCAAACAGAAAACACGGGGAGTTTAGAACTCCCGCTGGCATTTCTTGATACCCCCAATCATCTGCTGAAAACTTCCATAGGTAATCGCCTAGCGGGAAGTCAATGGTAACCTCCCATATCCCGTCCCCGTCTAGGTCTTGCATTTGATTGCAGCTACCGCACCACCCATACCAGCTTGTGTTCACCTCTGGTGTTACGATACCTTCTGGGTGTGGCCCGTTTAAGTCTAGCCGAAACCTTACGCTGTAAAGACAGTAGTCATCAATAACGGCCAAGGGGTCGTAATTGCTGGCCTCTTCATCCATGCACCCAACAACTGGTGGGGGGCAAGGGAGCAGGTTAAACGGGATTTCCATTTGAGCAGAGGCGAAGTCATACACCCCTATGTCTAGCCCACATCCGTTAGTTAGGGTAAAGAACCCCTCCCCGTATTGGCAGCATATCCCGTCACCAAACTCATCGTATGCTACGAACGTATACTGTCCAGGGGGTAGGGTTACTAGAACTTCTTCTGCCACCCCCGAAGCGACAACGTTGGTGTCAGACAGTATCTCCCATGAGCTTTCGTCAGCGTACTGATCAGAAACGAAGTTTACGTTTACCCAGCTTTGCGCCTGCAGAGACAAAATGGGGAGGAGCAAGAACCATTTAGTTTTATTGGCCCAGTATGCAGCACTCATCTTCCCCTTGGCTATGTTGCGTCGGTGTCGGGCCTTGAAGCTTTTGCGCTTGGCCTTCATCCGTGCGCTCTCCCCTGCTTTCGGTTTCCCTGCTGTGCTAGCCCCTTGCTCGCCGTAGCGTATCAGCTTTACTTTATCCCCTTCTTTAGCTAATACTATATGTGACTTTTTGGGGTGCTGCGGTGTTCGCTTCGGCTTATTCACGCCTTTGAGCCCGTGCTTTTTTAATAGCCGAGCTACTCGTTTCCGCACACGATCGTTTGCCATAGTACAAATATAAATACTATAGCAGTCAGTATTTTACGTTACTCTATCTCATCTGTCTGCGTCCACCCTGCGGCGTCGGCCTCTGCCTCTGTGAGCTGCACGGAGGTAGTAGGGATGATATCGCTAAACGTTACCGTCCCCCCTTTATTGGCTTCGATGAGGTTTGTCAGAGACGTCCTTTCGCTCTCTGTTATTTCTGGGAGTAGGGCTAGCAAGGCTGTGATATCTGCCTCTGGGTGCACTCGCAGGGCGTCATCGCTACCCCCTACTACAGCCACTTGAGAGGTGCTAGGGTGAGTTACGGTACTGAAGTAGTACCTAGTTACATCTTGAGCAGAGATGTATTGCGCTGGTTTGCGCATATGCCATATCTCTGCATTTATAGCTGTGGCTCTCTCTTGGCTTGTGAGCGTATCTGTTGCTTCTACTGGGAGGTAAATCGTTGCCATGTTGCAAATTTAATAAATGCTTTCCATGCCCTCGATGGGCTTTACGGGGAGATATACTGTGGCCATTTTTTAAGTATAAATCGAGAAGTACCCGTTGATGTTTCCTTCTATGGCGCTGCGGTTGCTGGATTTGTTGGTCTTGTACGTAATAATCTCCTGTACTTTTCCGTCAAAGTAAACCGAACTAGAATCTTGGGCTTGACTCGCAATGTAAGTAGAAGTGTTTGCCTCTGTGTTTACCGTTGCTGTAGCCGAACTCCCAGAAGAGCTGCCATTTAAATGCGCTTGAAAATTGGTGCCGTTATAGTCGAAACCGCTCAAACATTGACCTGATACAGAGGTGCCGAAATGAGTGCCATTCATCCAAAGAATAATATTGGTTGTGCCGCCACCTGGGGGATCGAAGTTGCCATATATGAAGTTGGAGCTGTAGGGGGAGGCCGAATCTGCCTCAGCCAACAAATATTGAGTGTTTGAAGCCGCTACAGCCGAATTGTGAACTGTAAAAACGCTTGCATTATTCTGTGATAATTCAACAGCATACGTGGTGGTTTTTAAATAATCTGATGTCCCATTAAAGTCCAACGCTGGCTTCCCGTTCTCAGTAATTACAGCAGAGCCGTTGTATATCTGCGGCATAGCAGTATAACTAGTCTGAGAAGCGTCGTTTCCATTACCGCTCTGATCGTACCATTTAGTCACATAAGCATTGTAGTTAGTCCCACTAGGGTTGTTGCAGTAGCTTACAATTGCAGCAGTATCCAAGTCCCCGTTAGTATCAAATCCGATATCATACTCTGGGTCACTGCTATCGAGCGTCCCCACTGTAGCTGCACTGTCTACTACAATGCGCATGCACTTGCTAGCGGTATTGGCAAGCTGACGTACTGAATAGGCGGCCGCTGCTCCTGTGCCATAGCTCTCAGAAAGAAGCCCAGAGGTGGGCGTGCCGAAGTTGCCGATTTGGTAGTAGGCGTTGACGTTCCCCTCTATGGCGCTTATACTGTGGCTGCTAGTGCTAGGGTACAATATTAGCTCTTGAGTGCTGAACATTGAATATGTCCAATTAGTTCCAGCCCAATTGTAACCGATAAAATACTGAGTGATTGAACCTGTACTCATATCAGCATTAAAATGCAATAAGTGCTGACTTGAAAAGTCGTTATATAAATCCTGTCTAGTCTTGCTTGTTAAGCTGTATGCGGATCCGTTTTTACGTATTGCCACATTGCTGTACTCGGCTGTATCAATTAAGGCGGTTGAGCTTGTTTGCTCTGCTGCTAAAAACCACCCATTGCCAGTCCTTACCACTTGTGACCTGTGAAACAAAACGCTTTTTGCAGTGCTTAAAAAGCTAACGCTAAAGCCTTTCAGCTCTCCTGCAACCTGAGCTTCTAGCCCCATGTTCGCTCCTGATTTAACGGCTGGCTTGCCGTTTTCAGTAATTACCCCACTGCCGTTGTATATCTGCGGTTGACGTGAGCCTAAACTTTGCGTAGCGTTTGCCGCAGTGCCACCTACGTTTGCTTGGTCATACCAAGTAACTAGGTAGCCGTTAGCGCTTCCGCAATGCGTGGCAATCGCTGAAGTGTCCAGGTCTCCAGAACTATCAAAACCAATGTCTGTCTCGCTGTCGTCGCTGTCCCTGCGGATTCGCATGCAGCTGCCGCTGTAGTCTTTGTCAAGCTTGCGCACGGAGTAGGCTGCTGCCGCCCCTGTGTACGTGTCAAGCAATAGATTCGTACCAGAGACAACGATAGTCACCCCGTTGATATCGGTGATGCTGGCTTTAGCTACCCCGTTGAAATCCCCGAGGCTAGCTACAGCTACCCCGTTTATGTCACTGATATTAGGCAAGGTCGATGTAGTCTTGTGATGGTGAGAAGAAAATCTTCTGGTCAGCCAAGCAATACCCAACCACCCTGACGAAGTCAGAGGCGTCAGTAGGCTGCGTCTCAGTCAAATCTCCTGCAGTAGTAGAAATATACAAAGGCTTACCTGCATCCCCTGGGTCTACAGCTACATACCCCACCCCATAAACCAACATCCCGTTAGTACTAGAGTTACCCCCAAGGGCCATACCTAACAACCCCCTTGTGGTATCCTCACCATCTGCATCGACCAAGGTCCATGTGCCAGAATAGAAAGTGTAAACCTTACCAGCTACAGTAGAGTCATCCCCGAACTTTACGATCGTACCCTCGGCCTCACCAGCAGCGTTGACGGCGCTGCTCTGGCTAGCGAACTCAATCTCCGTCCCCCCAGAGGCCGCAGCCCACTTCAGACCAGTAGACTCGCTGCTGTCGGCTGTCAACACGTAGTTGTTAGTGCCTACAGCCAAGGCGCTAGGGTCGCCGCTCCCGTCACCAACCAAGATGCTACCCTTGGCAGTTACGTCGACAGAGCTTACCGCAGAGGTTCCATTCCCCAACAAGACGTGGCCGTCACCTAGGGTGGTGGCCCCAGTACCGCCGCTACCGACAGCCAGAGTAGAAGACAACCCCGCTGCGTTACCTGCGATATTAGATGTGAAGGCGAGCTGCTGAGTATTCCCGTTTACGCTATCTACTTTCAGTACTTGCCCCGCCGTACCTGGCTGCAAAGGCAGTTGCAAAGTATGACTAGCCGCACCAGCGTGAGGAGACCCTGCGATACCGACGTAGTGGGCGTTGCTAGACTCGCAATACAAACGTATCTCCGACTGGTCCGTACCGTCGTTCTTGACATCTAAGAGCTGTCCGTCGTAAGTGAGGTTGGCCTCAGCTACCACCGCGCTAGTACCGTTTCCAGTCAACACAGAGTTGGCCGCGAGGCTCGTAGCCCCAGTACCGCCGTCAGCTACCCCGAGCGTACCCGTGATAGAAGAAGCCCCCAAGTCAACAGCCATCTCGGTAGACTCTATAACGAGTCCCCCGTTGGCTTTCAGGTCTGCGCTGAACTCCGTAGAAGTAAGGTCGAGGCCGTCCCCAGCAGTAAAAGACCCACCCCCACCAGGGATAGTAACGGTAACCTGATCCGAAACAGGCTCGGTAACCGTAACCCCATCCCCAGTAAACGTAAACTGAGATACCGAAGAGGTAAGGGTGGTGCTCTCATCAATAACAGTGATGAACTGACCGCCACCGCCTCCGCCGCCACCACCAGTGATAGTGACCGTAACGTTGTCCCCCGAAGCCGAAGCTGTAACGCCTGTACCGACAAAGTCGATAGACGAAGCCGAAGAGGTGATATCTCCACCGTCGTCTTTGATTACGATATTGCTTCCCCCAGCCTCTCCCTTCGGACCAGTAGAGGTTACGACAATCGTATTGGTAGTATTATTAGTGGAAATAGCCATGCTTTATGTACTTGCCAATGGTTCTGATACGTCTTCGATAACCTTGAAGGCACCACGTAAAATTGTTTTCTCTTCGTTAGTTGAACTGTTCAAGCGCTGCAGGTCGTAGACGTAGCGCCCCGCGTTCACTAGCCTCATAGTAGCCGCCGTAGCCCTAACTGTAAGTTGGTTGTTTATCCCCGCTGTATTGCTCGAGGCCCCACCGATATCAAACGTAAAGCCACCAGAGTTAGATGACAGCACCACCCCAACATCACCATCGCTGTTAGGGCTATCGCGGACCTCCATTATAAAAGTGTCCCCATCCAAACTATCTTCGTTGCCTGCGGCCTCGGCCCCAGTGAAGAAAGTCAGAGTCACATCGAAGCTATCGCCGCGACGGGTGGTGATAGCGAGCTTTTCGCTAGTGTCTAAGTTGAGTCTCTTGCTCATCCTTGTAGTAGTTGTGAAATATCAAATCCAGCCCCCACTTGCTCCTCTAAAGTTCCTCTCTCCCCTTTGCGCTGCGCTATGAGCTTGCTCTGCTCTATAGCTTGCTTCTTGACGCGCTCGTCTTTCCTATCGTCCTTTTGCTTCTCTATCTGCGAACGGGCCATCTGATCCGCCCCCTTCTCGGCACTGCGATTCATAATGCGCAACTGCTCAATCTCTTTCTGCATCTCGTGCTTCACCTTCGCGATAGCAATCTCTGCTTCGGTTTCGAGCTGAATCTTCTGTGCATCGAGCTGCGCCGTCATCTGCATCTCTTGCTGCTTGGCTTGTGAAGCAACTAAAGCCGCTTGCTGCGCCTGCTGAGATTGCATCTGCGAGTTCTGCATAGCGATTTCTTGCTGCTTCTTCATGCGCTTCTTGCGCCGTACCATAAGAAGTTGCTCGGCTTGGTTTACGTCTTTCATAGCACGCACCGCCATAGCGTCTTCTAGGTCTAGCTCTTTCTGTGACAAAGCGATTTGGATGTTCTGCTCCAAATACACCCTATCCTTATCCTCCATCTCTCGCTGCACTTGCACCCCGAAGTTGTACATCGGAAGGTCGCTGAAAGAAGACAGCACCCCCATATTGGTTTCGCCGATGGCGTTCTCATACGCTTTGAAGATGACTGACTCTGGGGGGAGGATTTGCAAGCACTTCACTACGTCTTGACAAACCTTCTTGTACAACACCATGGCTGCATTGGTGACGTCGTAAGTGGCGTTGTTGCTCGCTGCGATGGCTTGCTCCCGAACACCCACTAGGGCGTCGCTCTTCGGTGTAGAAGCATCGACCGCTTCGTTAATCCCAGTGGTATCGCGAATCATACGCAAGTAGTGGTTGTACAGCGCAATCAACTCATTGATGTTGCGGATGCTGTTCCCAATCTCTCGTACTGGCGGATTCTGGAATCCCCCCTCTGGGTTCTTACTGCGATAGTAGAACACCCCCGTCTGCTCGTAGATATCGTGGAGCTCCAAAGGCTGCAACTCCCCACCCTTCCCGAGCTGTACGTTCTCCAACCCTTCGATATCGATTACCAACCCATCTGGCTTGGCTTTAGCGATAGCTTGCTGGAGCTTCAAGTGGGTGAGCTGTAGCATATCGGCAAAGCCGACGCAGCTATCCACCATAGACTTAGGCAGTTGGTCGTTGAGGTTGACCGCTACAGCAGAGAAAGAAAGCTTGGCACGAGAGATATCGTGGATGTTTTTAGGTACGTTCGCGGTCCTACCGTAGTTCAAGATGTGGTCGGTACCGAGGATGTACATACCTGAGTACACCGTCTCCACCTCCATTTTATGTGGGGTGCGCTCGTATACACTACCTGTACGCTCCTTGTACTTCATCCCCTCGAAGAAGAACCCCGTATTGCCAAAGCGGTTTTGCTTTTCTTCGAAGTGCATGCAGTCTACAGACTTGAACTCAAAGTCCAAGACCTCCACTGTATACCCCCCGTACTGACTCTTGTCAATTTTAGAAGGGTAGTAGGGGGCTTTCATAGACCTGTTAGAAGAAGCTCGCTTGGCGTTCTTCGTAATCTTCTGCAAGTCTTGTTCTGTAAGCTGGTCCCCCGCCAAGCGCTTTAGCTCTTGCAAAGGTATCTCTCGGACGCAACCCGCGTATACTATGTCGTCGAGGTTGGGGTCGTCAGTGTAGCTGTGTACGAAGTTGACTGGGTCTACATACTCCACCCGAATCCCGTAGTTGCTGTCGTTTGTGCGCTTGACCACGCTCATACCCAAGGCTGCGAGGTCGTTTACGCAGCGACGGAAAGTATTGTCTTCGAAATTATTCCAAGACAAAGTCATATCCGTGGCTACCTGGGCTGCAATCTCTGCGTCAGTCTTGATGTTGGTATCCATCAAGATTTCTGCCTCCTCGATAGTTTCTGGGAGGGTGTCGGGGTCTTCCCCCACCAACACCTCTCCTGTTAGTTCCTTCAGCTTCTGTAGCTGTGGGCGCAACTTAATCTGGTTTTTAATCCTGTTCTTCTCTCGGTTCTTCTCCGAAGAGGAGAGCGGATCTACCGCCTCAAGGTTGGGGTATGGGTTGCGAGAGAGAATCTTATTGACTACGACACGAACGAACTTAGGTAGGATAGGGACAGACGTGAAATCTAAGTTCATCAGACTCCCGTCCCCATTGTTTGGGTCTAGAGCATTTAAGAGCTGCTTGTATATGCTCGTATCTTGTGTTCCGTTAGCGTAGTCCCTATTGCGAGCAAAAATATTCTTCCTACCCCCGTAAGTTGAAGATGTGCTGTCCGTGCTCCCCCACTGGCCCTCTATGGCCTTGGCGTACCTCAACCCATACTCCTTGGAGATTTTCTCCTCGTATGGGGCCAAGGGATCGGGGAAACCACCTGACTGGTCACTCTTATTGTTATACATGTGGGGTCAAGTAATTATTACCCACAAATATAATAAATCAACCCCTCACCTTATACCGCCTGAAGAAGCGCTTCTCATTGAAGTTCGACTCTTTCTTTTTCACCTTCACTTTCTGTGCCGCTAGCAAAGCCAAACCAGAGCTGATGGTCAAGTCAAACTTGGTTCTGTTGCTGATGTCATAACCAATCCAATCCTCTAGGGTGCGGTTGAAATACATACTCCCCACCTCCCCAGTCTCCCTGTTGATGCCTACGTGATCGTGGACGTAAGCCTCTATAGCTTGGGCGTGAGATTGGATTACATCGACAGAGTTAGATGGTATCCCTTTGGTCTTCACGTTGACCTTCGCGCTGGTGCTCATCAGGTGCTTCGGTCTATCCATCAAGTACCCATCATATCCGCGCTGCTCAAAGTACCTAGCTATCCCGTACTTGTTGTTCTCTATCAAAATGGGGTACCCGTAGAAGACCGCCGCCATAAGCACGTCTTCATAAAATATCGAAGCCAAAGGCGGACGGGAAGCGTACTCAAGAACAAACATGTTAGCAGGTACTTCCATATTGAACTTGTTGTACAGATGTAGCGCACCCTTGGATCCGCGCCCATCCACAGTAGCATCGAGATCGTAGCTATCCACCCCGCCACAACCAAGGTGAGGGTGAGGAGCGATTCTCTTCGTTCGGTCATGAGCCTTCTTGTTTCGGAGTTCTACTGGGGGCATCCAAGCTACCTTGAACCTCCCTTTGGGATCTGGTGTAAAGATAACTTCAGTATCCTCTACCCCACCTTTCCAAGTGAACTGCCCCGTAACTACGGGGTTTGGAAATAGGTTGTCGTTGTGCTCTACTTGCTCGTATATCTGACCGATATTAAACAGGCTCCCATCGATACTATCTCGGAAGGCTTCATCAGTGGTAAACGGGAACTGGCGAATGGTTTCGTTTAGCTCCGAGGCGTCGTGCTTTAGGCTCTCCCTTTCGTTCTTCAAGAACGTCTTGGCCCCCATATGAACGTACTCCCCATCGATGCCCTCTACGTGTTGCTCTGGGTCTTCTATTATAGCCCTCCCATAAACATCGAAGAAGCCCTCTAGGGATTCGTAAGCAGGGATAAACAGCCTGTAAAGACCCGACCTAGTCCTCCCATTCTTGTTCCTCTCCTGCGGGTCCGAGTCCCCCCATAAATCTTTGTACTCGCTCCCCCCTTTTGCCATGGGGTTTACGGTGCTTCCGACCATAGCCTTCCCCACGATTTTTCTTCCTACGATCAAACAGGTCCTCTGAATCCTCCAAGCCTCCCTTATGTCGGTGGGTTTTTCCCATTTCCCCGCTTCGTCTAGATACAGCAAGTGTAGTTTCTCTCCGTCGTAGGCGTTGTTCGTGGTGTTCTTCCAGTTGATGACCGTATTCAAGGCGTCCCCCACTGTAGCTGTCTTGTTGTTCTTCGTAATCTTTTTTGAAGGCTCACGGAAAGCTAGCTCCATACGGGGGTTGGTGGTGCCGTCTTGGATAGGCTTGAAGAAGAATGGGTACTTGCGGAACATAGTGACCACCTTCTTCATGAAGATATTCTCCTGTGCGTCTTTACCTGTCTTGCTCTGTATCCCCAGCAGCTTGTCTTTTACTTGGGTAGCTTCGTCAACTATGACTGAGGAACATATGTTTGTATATCCTGATCTACGGCACTTGGTATATAACTGTCCAATACAACGAGGGTCCGCCTCACACGCAGCCAAATGTAAGAATATATCCCTTTGGAAATCAAGGTAGTAGGGGTGGCCGATGTCTAGCACCGACCACTGCAGCATCATGTAGTGACGCCCCGTGATGTATGTAGCGTCACCTCGGTTATAAAACCAAACGCCCTCACGCCTACGGCGAAATTCTTCTTCGATATATGGACGAAACTTTTCTCGAAACTCCCGAGGCATCTCCGCCCACTCATCCATAGAACGAATACGCGATATCTCTTTGGGTAGATCAGCTCTCCGCCAGTGCTGATCCTTGATGGGTAGATTCTGGTAGAGGATGTCTTTGACTTTAGGGGGCTTTGGAAGGACAATGAGAATGCCACCGATTTCGATGTGGTCACCATGCGTGCCGTTGGGACATATCGCCACTGCTTTCTCTTCATAGCCTTTGACATCAACTAAAACGCTCATCTAAAAATCTGTACTGTCCCCTCTATACCTATGGCCCTGCCAGAGTACGAGCTGGCCTTAATCACCCAAGCATACACGCCGTCAGGAACGTAGTGACCCCCGCCGTTGTAGCTCCCGTCCCAACCGTATTCTGGGTCGTCGGTTTGAAAAACTACCCTACCCCACCTGTTGTATATGGTCATAGTCCAATCATTCCAACAGCTAGGGTCAGATTGCTGGGCATAGAAACTATCGTTTACCCCATCGTTGTTTGGGGTAAATACGTTAGGTACAAACACCACCATCTCTTCGCAATCGTCAACCCCTGGCTGGTCGTCACACGGGAGACCTGTATCGCAATCCAACCACAGCTCTTGCACTATGTACTCGTGTAGGGTGTCCAGCAGGTATACATAGGTGGTGTCATAAACGTAGTCTGTGGATAGTATGGTGTCAAGTATATACACATAGGTTGTGTCGTATATATAGTTATCCACCCAGGTTGTATCATATACATACTCAGTCTCGTAGATTGTATCTGTAAGATACTCAGTTAGATAGAGCGTGTCAGAGACGTATATATAGGTCGTGTCGTAGAAGTACCAATTGATAGGTATTGGTATTGTATCGTACTCTACCACGATGACAGTATCTGGGGGAAGCTCAATGTAAACGGTGTCTACGATAACCTCTGGGAGGGGGTCTCCGCAGGGGCCCACTACCACCCAGTTGTCCACCCAGTTTTCGTCGTCATATACTCCATTGCCCGTAGAAGTGCCATCCCCGTTGATGCCTACCTCTGCCCAACCCCCGTCTTCGGCATACATAGTGGGACCATAACTTATCTGCCAAATCACGACTTGTACGCTGAGGTCTAAGCTCAACCAATAGTCTATCCCCCCTTCAAGGTTACAGTACAGTTGAGCTGCGAAAGGACCATCTACGCAATCGTTTTGATAGGGGTTGTACAACGGAAACTCTACTGTATCTCCAGTATAGTATGGGGGATCTATCAGCTCATCATAAAGGTTGGTCCAGTTATTAATGGACTCCATAGTCGTAGCCGAGTACAACCAGCCTGGGTGACTAGAATCATCAGATATAGAGAATCCAGAGGGAAAGTCCCACCCCTGATTCATTGCGTTGCAATCGCTATCTAAAGCTTGGAACCCAAACTGGATTTCAGATACCCCGTATGGACCTGCCGTCCCCCCGCAGTTCTCCGTGTTGTTGAATGCAATCGTTACGCTACCCTCGATTAGGTCTACATCGAGTATCTCTAAGTCACACTGCGAGTACAGTGGAGAGGTAACCCAAAGTAGTATTAGGAATACTTTACATATCCGCATAACTATTTCTTACTGAATTTTTCTGCGAACCCCCCAGTGTAGTCTTTACCCTCAGAGACTTCGCCCCCCAAAGTAAGGTCCTTCATCATCTGCTCCAACTTCTGTCTTTCAACCAAAAGCTCTTTGCAATCTACGGCTGTCTGCTTGATGGATTGCAACTCCGCCTTCCTCGCGCTCCCGTTCACTTCGGAGTCTACAGGCTTCTTAATCTCCTCAATCATATTGTCTATGGCGACCTCCATGCTCCCCATCAACCGCTTCGCTGCATCCAGCGTAGTAAACTTCTTAGATGGCATAGAGCAAGTCCTCTACTCGGGTACGGAAGTAAACCTTATCGTTGGCTTTGAACTCGTAGTCCCTGTTCTCTTTGAACCCGACGGTATCCCCCACAGACAACCCGAGCTCTGCAATCTGATCGCTCATAGCGGCCACTACCCCCGTAGTTCGAGGCTTCTTTTTGAACTCTACGACTTCGAACATAGCCTCTTCTACTTCCTTTTCAAACGATTCCTGTAATATGCTCCACCCCTCTAGCGGGATGAGCTCGTCTGTTCCTTGGGGCTTGTAGGCATAGGCGTGGCTGTTCACAGCTACCTTCGGGTCGAAGCTTACCACATAGTGGTCTTTGTAGTCTGCAAACGGCATCCCCCCGTTTATAACTACGTTGTGGTGGAAATATAACGTGTCCCCAGGTTTTACTGGGGTATCAAACTTCAAGGGGATGTGCTTCACCTCCCCTTCGTTTACTCTGTGCTCAAACTCGTTGAACTTGGTCTCAATCTTCAGCGTGGTATCGGCGAAGTCGATTTCGTCACGGAACTTTTTTGGGAGTTCCACAACGAAGTAATACAGCATATTCATTAGTATCCGCTTGCTCTCACCATATCCGAGCTAGGATTGGTAATCGGAATCAACCTTTCGTGAGGGGTGGGGAGGTGGTACGGTCCTATCATAGCACCGAACTCTGGATGTACATGATATGGCCCTATGTATTCCTCTCCGTTTAGCTTCCTAAACTCCCCCCCAGCAGTGTATAGGTTTTCTTCCATAATTAAAAATTTAAATCGTATTCAAGTATACAGGGCATATCGTCGATGGCCTTCCATAGCACCTGTGCATCGTCTATATCTAGATAGACTAAATATCGCATCTTCCCATAGCGATGCAAGTGGGCTTCGTCAAGCACTATGGCCGCTACCTTACCGCTACCAGCACGCATGCCAACGTAGTAAGCCATGGCATCCTTCGGGTCTCTCCCAATCACAATCTTTCGTATCAACCCTCCCATCAGTTCAGAGATGGGTCAATATCGTTTAATTCATCGAGAATAGGAAGGTACCAAGTCTCAGAATAGAACTCCTCATCCAAATCTATCGGAGCGCTGTAAGAGAAGTGCAAGAAATCTAGAGCCTCCATCAACAGCTCTTCGTTGTCTACGTTCATACTGTAGACAGCTTTGAGCACTGGCTCCCCCATATCATCGCTATCGAGCATTCCCGTCAGCATGATGTTTACCACTTCATGCTCCATGTCGTACTTTTGAGTGATGGCCTCAAGTAAGACATGAAGCTTCTGAACTTCCATCAAGAACTTTTCTCTGTTATTCATGCCGCGAAGTACTGTAAGTAAAAAGAGGATGTTTCGGGACATGTCCCCTCTCCCTCAAAAATACGTAAAAAAGAACCACCTCAAGCGGCTGAGAGAGAACCTGTTATGGTGTCAGAAGCAACACGACTTGTATCAAACGGAGCTATACTTCCTCCTTTGGTGCTATGATTTAGAGTTTTGGACTCTAGACTTTGCATCTAAAGACTACGGTATGTACAAGGATAAGCTTGCCGACAGGATTGTATACCCTATGGTTAGAGAAGGTTATCTATACAAGCACTTCGAGAAGAAGACCTTGTCTGAGTGTCGTGAGGACCACCTCTTTCGAGAAGAGACGAAGTACAACTACAGGGTGAGGTATGCTCTTTCGCAGAAAGGGCGGCTGATGGTACAGCGCTTTTACAACAGACTGGAGTCTTAACTCAAGTCGGTGTACTTGATGGTAACGCGATTCCCGTCACGGAGCTGTTTGGCCACCAAGGGGTAGAGTCGGAAGTATGCACGGGTGGAGTGCCCTATAAACCCGTTCTTCTTTACTTGGTTGTTTTCTTGCGAGTCACCCACGAGGAGACAGCCCGACGTGTCTTCGTCAGTATTTCCACAATGAATGAGAATATCCGAGAACTCAGCGACGTCACGTACCCACAGCATTCCCAGATGAATATCAGCAAATCGTTTTTGATATCGATGATGAAAGCCACCAAACGTGCGTAGCGTGATGTCATACTCTCCTTCAGGGATTCTAGTCTCCCCTTTGATTTTTTGTTCTCTGAGCTCATCTTCTAAGGTGTAACATAAAAACTCACGATGGTCCCCTGTGATATCGAACAGGAGGCCGTTGGTGCTGTCTTTCTCGCTGCTGAAGCGTAGTACCTCTAGCTGCAAGCTTGGTTCTTTTAAGTTCATTGAATTTCTTTAGTCTGGGGTTGAAGTATCCTTTACTCCCCATCAGCTAGCTACGAAGACCTCTACGCTAACAGAGTTGGTCTTAGGGTCTACAATGATAGACTCTAGATCGTGCAATGCAGCGTCAGTAATCGGGGTGGCAGCATCGTCGTCACACGCGATGCCTTCGTGAGGTACCCCCATCATGTAGCTCTGCCCTGCAGCCAGCAAAATGCTGGTGCTCCCGTCAGCCGCCCCGTCTTCATCGTTAGATATCTGAAGGGAAAGCACGACTTCGTTACTAGAATCTAGGTTCGTTACTCGTATGTACTTGGTGTCTTCTAGATCGATGGCGTTGTCTGCAGTATGCACTGCCGTCTGGAATGTCGCTATGGTGGTATCGTTATTGGCTGGGCACGTCACCACACGGGTGTATGCCTGAGTTACGCTTGAGATACTGAACGTATGCTCACCCCCGCGATTCTTCCCGTTCAGTTCTAGCTCTTCAGTCAGAGATACTGTTAGTGTTGCCATACTACAAATATAATATGATTACCCGCTGCAGGATTCGCAGTCCTCTGGGGAGTCGATGTTACAAGTGATCTCCCCACTCTCAAGTTTCTCTTCTGTCTTCTTCACCCGCTCAGGGTTGAGGAAGCTGATGTCGTCTTCTTCGTTCATGTTACTTCTTTAAGATTCTGAACTTACCACCGCTATTATAGGCACGAATCTCCCCTACACCTTCTCCGAGGCGAGCGGGGATATCTACCTCCCACCAAGTATTGCCTACATCGTCAGTGACTTTGGTGGCATCCAACCCATGCTTCTTCAAAGCTTTCGGGAGGCGGTCGTAACCTTTCATAATGCCTTGAGTGGCTTGCTCACTAGCGTTGATGCGAGATAGGTGCTCACGTTGACCCTTTAGAGAACTAGTTTCGCTAGCCCACTCATTAAAAGCTCGCCTCATATTAAAGTCTGAGTCTCCAATCTCATCAAACCCCCGAGCGTATTGTTGATTATAGTCTTCAGAACCGAGCTTGGTGTTCCAAATTTCAAACACCTCGTCTTCACTCTTACCCTTAAACATGGGGTGCTCCTTGATTGCCTTATCTACGAGTTCGTTTTCTCTAGCTGCTTTAACACTCGCTTCATATTGATTTACGCCTTCTCGGGCCCTTCTGACTCTTTCGGTCTGATACCCATAACCCTGAATCTTGCTTGTCGTCTCCCCTGTCGGGAAGCGAAGCTTGTCTGCCCCCTTCGCTT